GTGGAACTAGCGTGTGCTGGTCGGTGTGCCGGAATTTCCGTATATTCGACTCATCTCTTTCAGTGCTTACTTGCGTACTGACCGGGGCCTAACTAGGGCGTCTTCGTTCTCTTCTCCATGCTTTCAGGGTTTTCCTAATTTCTACGGAGAATACTTTCTCGTGAACAGTTTTATATCGTGTTGTTGATACCACCAAGCTTTTATCGACTTCGTGTGAGCGGGTCTAAACAATTTTGTTTTATCAGTTTGTTAACTGATTCCTCGTGTTCAAGGATTCTAATCGATGTGTCGATCGTCCTAATTTTTACTGAATCATAACAGGATCTACTCTTTTACTGAAAAGTATCAAAAGGTGTTTTCTCTTTACCAAACTACTCTAAAATGGCAACTCAATTTTAACACTAGAGTTTGTGTGGATTCTAATTATTCACCTAGAATTCCTAAGAAGGGCAGCAAATTTATAAAGACTTGCAATCGTCTACAATTTATATTATAATTGTGAACTGTATTTCATCTCAGTGGGTAGCGTTACAAATCGCATTTCCTTGAGAACCCATAAATGGCAAATTAAACTGCCATAAAAATAATTCGTGCTTGAGCTACTACACTAACACCACCTCCTACCCAAATAGCGGTGCATTCTAAAGTTAGTCCATCAGTTCCATTTGATTGATAATAAGCAAGTTGAGTATGTCCAGTCCAGTCTTGTAAGACCGCTGCGGCATCGACTGATATTTCATCGCCGGTGTCCTCTCCACCTGCCCCATTCTTTCGAATATTACACTCAGCACTAGTAATAGCGCCAGGATTGGGTACTTCAAAATCAACAGAACCAGCAACTAGATAATTTCCAGTTGGAAGTATAATCGAATTATTAATTATTTGAGCATTGAGCCCATTTTGAATTATTTCACCAAAAACAATCACAGACTCCACATTTGATACGAGTCCCTGTGCAACGGCCGAAGCTGCTTCAAAAACATTGTTATTGGCTGGTGCTCGATTATCTGATTCAAGAACAGGAACCATAAAAGTACAAGAGTATTTCACTCGTAATTCTCCTATTTCTCCATTAATTGGGATTCCTTGTGTTGCAATATTTAATAAACCTACATCATAGGTCTTGATATCAGATGAGCCTGGAACTCCTCCTGTTCTTACAAAACGTGCAAGAGTTGAGGAAGTGTTCATTTGTGAAACGGGAACAACAAGAGATATATTCTCACATGGCATACCATCCCTATGTGGAATTGAATCTTCCATTTGTTGTTTTGTAGCTGGAGGTGGATCTGCCGCGTCAAAATCGACTGACATAATCACTTTACCTTGTTTACCTCCATCCGCAAATTCAGAAACTTCACGTTTATAAAAGAATTCAAGTCGATTAAACTTATATTTCTCCCACTGAGCTGCTTGTTTTGACAACCAAGGAAACAAAAGTGCATTTCCTGGTTGTATATTTACAGAGAAGACATTAAACGCTGGTTGTCCTAAAACAACTACAGGTCCAACGAATTCTTCATTATTAACTGTAATAGATCTCATTCGTGTGTCTCCATAAGACGTTCCTCCTAGTCCAGAAGCTCTACCAGAGTTTCTTTCCCCTCGGAGTCCATTCCGTCTTTTCCGTCTCGGTTGCCTCAGTGTTTTCTGAGGTCTTTTGCCTTTTCCCTTATTTGGGCCTCGAGCTGGCTTTCTTGCTCTTCTGGATTTTCTTTGTTGTTGTGGTCTCGATTGTGCAGACATAACGAGCTGATTAGCTTCGTTATCAAGCTTTATTAATCTTTCTTTCGTCTCTTGATAACTTTGTGTTGGCAAGGTAAAGACAGTCCTACTTGTAAATAATTTAAAATACGTTTCGTCTGTCATAATCCCTGCTTTTGCTACAATCCAACGTGGATCATCTTTTAGAACGCGATCATATTCCTGAAGTAACCAGGCTATTAATGATCTACATACAACTCTAAAAGGTATATCAGTCCATCCAATCTGTAATAAATTAGTACATCGTTGCAGTGTAACTGCTGGTGTGATATGTGACTGTGGTGAGAACAACAATGAAGTCATTAGTTTATCTCGGGAATACAATGGTACTGCAATTCCTTTAATAAAAACCGTATGCGCTGAGAGAAAATCAAGCTCACAGGCAGGTCTAGGTTTCATGGAATCTGTTGTTGTTGTTATACCAACCTTTTTCCATGTTGCGATGACTGAAACAGCGTTAAAGAAAGCATGAGCTTCATCTGAAACGGTCCAGGTATTATCATCTCCTACTAATGCTTTAGCAGTATGATCTTCAAAATCTGAATATTTATCATATTCTTGTGGGCAATTCACAATCCATGCAAACGCTAGAAATGTATAGAGAATCAGTGTGTTGTCAGTAACTGTACTAACACATCCTGATGGCATCCCTAATTTCTTCATAACAAGAATCCCTTCTGGAGTTAAGATAAGTGTGTGTATCAGATTTCTATAGTATGTTTTAACTCTTCTGAGATTTTCAGGTGTTCTAAATTCAGGTGCATAACATTTCCATCGAAATTGTGCACATCCCCAAATCATGAATTGCCTAATTGATGAATCATATTGTGACTCATCCAGAGCATATCCATTTTTAAAAACATTTAACTTTTGATATAAGTTATCCCAGTTTCCTTTCAAAGGTGACATTCCTATAGAAGATGATGAAACAGTATGAGCTGCATACATCTTTTCATTTTGATCAACAAAAAGACGATTTCCTTGTACAGTGGCATCTGCTGCCCCTGCTGTAAAGGTTCGCTGCGAGTTATCATCAATCTTTTCTTGTGGTCTTAATTCTTCTTTTAAAGATGATGAGAAAATAGTGGTCCAATATGGATCTTCAGCTAATTCTTCCCAATCATCTTCCAGCCATTGCAATATGTCTGGATCCTTTTCAAATAATTCACGCTTTGTGCTGAATTCTCTATTGAAAGGAAAGCCACTGGACGAAGACATGTCCAATCGTTTTACTGCTTCTTCTAATGATAATACTTGTGAATTACACATGTATGGATAAAAATGCCTTTCAGTCCATTCCCATGCTCTATTCATTTTTCTTATCAAATCCTCAGATAGGATAACTTCTGCTTTTCCATACTTAGCCAGCGACTTATACGCGGCAGCCTCATTTGGGACTGGTAGGTTCCAAGCAGGTGAAATTTGAATTTTCTCCTGATCTAAGAATATTTTGACTTGTGGATCCAAGCCTCTTCGATTTTTATATCTCATACGTCTCTGTGTGAAAGCTACATAGTTAAAGAATTGATCATCAATAACAGCTTCATGCATATCAGAAACATTAAAAGATCCCCATATTATTTGCCTCTCCTCTGGATACACATATCGTGTAGGGTATCTATGCCAGAATGGAGAGGTTCTCTCTACCAATTCTAAAGGGAGGGGGGGCGGAACTGAAAATCCATACCAACATGTAGTACTGAAGATCCAGTTTTTGCAAAATCGATCATTTCAGGTGTGACTTTTTCAAATCGTCCAAACAGCTTTCCATCGCCGTGTGTCCAAAAGCCAACAATTTGTCCAACATCATTTAACACAGGAGAAGTACAATCTCCATCACGTGTCTTAGCATTACACCATCCTTCTGGACTGGCAAACCCGATCACTGAATCTGGGCTGCTAAGTTGTCCGTTTCCATATCCAAAAACGGTAACAATTGATGCATCCTCCAAAACTTTAAGCGAATTACACTTAAAGGGTGAGGGATAACCTGAAACTGGGAAACATGCTAATTGTTCACCAAAAATCATCATTTCTGTTCCTTTCAATTCAAAAGTACAACAATGATTAACTGCTCGATAGTTTGTAAGAATATTTTCACTCATGGCGTGCAAAACTACCCAGAGTTTATTCCCAACTAATGTTCCTGTACAACAGTATTTATATTGGTCCTCAATTTTCTGATAAAATTTAAAAACACCTGCAGACAATGCATTAGTGTTAAAAGCTTGCGGCTTCAAATTAACTTTCTTGGCTGTTGACGCCTTTTCTAAGAAATTTAAAATATCAGATGATTTAGCTTGAAGCGGTTTTCGTGATTGCCTAATCATATTTCGAAACTTTGCTTCATTTTGTTTCCCTGGTGGAACAATAAGAGATTGAGATTTCATCGGTATGAAACGTTCTTTTCTTTTCTTTGCATCTACTTCCCCTCGCTTTTTCTGATTAGCTTCACGGGTTTTCTTTGCTTTTGGAGTAACATAGTTATAACGATCACTCATAATAACATCGTTAAGATCCAATCTTTCTGATTGTATATCTTCCTCATATTCATATGGGAGTTCCTCCTCAAGAATATCATCATCTCCACCAGAATTGACAACATATCTTCTTTTTCCTTGACGTTTAGCAGGTGCATATCCAGCTTTCTTTCCTCGGTTTTTACCTTGCGGTTTAGCATGTAACATTACATCCTCCTCAGTCATAAGACCTGAGGGGATTGACATTCGCTTTAACAACGAGAAAATAATACACGTAAAAATAACTCCTTTAACCCAAACCTTTCCATATAATAACCATCTAGCATACATCCATGCATAAAGCATGTGTGACTTATTTAAAAATCCTGCTGTTGATGCGGGCATCAAACCCTTTCCAGGTCGTCCAGGCATCGTTGGTCCAAATGGATAAGTTGTTGGTACTGGTTCTTTCAAATGAGCCTCTCTATTAAAGAGGTAAAAAGAACGAGTGGTGTCTGCGATTACCTTATCAGCATAATCTTTATCAGCTTTAGTGGGCACGAAATATCGTCTGATTTCATCTGGAGTTGCTACAATTTCTTGCCACAACCATGAAACCCATGACTCGGTTTTATCAACCATTTCTAAGTGTCCACGTTTGCCTTTACTAGACATATATGTTTTACGTGCTTCCTCCACATTCACGGGAGTAACATCTTCTGGTTCCTCCTGCCACCAATCCCAAAATTCCCAAGTGAAGTATTCCTTTAAATAAGCTTCATAAAACGATCTCGGAAGATCATTTTCTCCTGGTTGGTTTCTTTCATCATCTTTCTTACGGACTGGTATAACTTCTTCCTCGCCAGACTGTGGTGGTAACACATAACTATTTTTATCTATAGGTGTACTCGCCACAATGGTAGTCGACATCTCATTAATCCCTATGAAGTCATCCAAGGTGACTTCCACAATCGGCTCAACAACTTTCCTTTTCTCAAGTAATCGTGCGAGTCTTCTCTTTTCCTTAAGAGACAATGGAGATGTTTCTTCTCTAGTAACAGTAATATCAACAGAGGAAGGGTAAACCAATATTTCTTCAATATCAATTCCCATATCAAGTTCATCTTTTTCAGAACTACTTTCGTCATCAGAAACTGTGATAACGAGTCCCAAGTGTGTTAAAAGTGCTTCAACAGACTGGAACCGCTCATTTCCATAAGCAATACGTCCTGAATGGGTGACCCAAGCTGCATAAAACCAATCTTCTAACGCTTCCTGCGGAAGATTGACAGCCTTCTTTAGATACTTCCCATACCAAACACAATATTGTGGGTCATCGATATTTCGATTAAACTCTACTTTATAAACAATATGTTTTTCCCTTTCACGTGCTGCTGCCAAATCTGCTGGTGAGCGACGTTCAAGATTTTCAACCTTGAAATTTAATGGGGCTGTGTTTGATGGTTCTTTACTTGGTTCTTTTGACTTATTCTGCCGGTGCAATTTATCTCTAACACTAGCCATATCCTCCAATGCATCTTCCAATATTTCATCATCGTCCATAACGGCACGATGTTGATTGTACTCAAGCATATCTTGTGGTAAATCATCAAAAGTGTATGTTCCATTCCACCATTTCTTCAAAATGGCCAAAACCCATGTCGCATATGGTATTTGCCTCAACAAAGAGAGGATTGGTTCCAAGTATTTCAAAATTTTCTTTGCTCCCATTAGCGGCGCTAATATAAGCATTATCAAAGAAAGAACTCCAGTTGTAAACATACCGGCTCTATTAATATCTTTGCGAAAACCTTGTGTTGGTAATTTTATCTCAGGCATGGTTAAGGTTGTTGTTTTAAACAAACCAAACATTCCAAACAAAACATTAAGAGCACTTAAACAAGCAGTTACCTTCATATAAAGGGTAACACTATCTCGTAGGTGTTTAAATTCTGTTGATGTAAATCCTTTAAATTGTACATACTCCTGTTGACAAAACGTTCTCCCAGCTAAATACTCTGCATTAACAAAAATTTTCATTGTACTGTACTCTCTTCGAGAGAACCTACAAAATGCAAGGAGCATAACAAACAATCTATAAAAGCCATAAAAGGCAATAATCATTAATAGTGTAAACACATAATTGTAAGTTGCTAGGGAATTTGCTATAATAACATCAGCTTCAGGACTAAGTCCGTGTGCCTGTGTAAATAATGAAAACATCATTAATAGCATTGAATGGTTAACAGTAAATCCATCGGTTGTGGGTCTAACACAAGCCTTATAAATAGAATCTATCTGTTCCG